CATGGATTGATGAGAACGCAGTTGAAGATTATCGTAAAGAAGGTTACGCCACAACTGGTTTGAACCGTATGAGTTACTGTCCACCAGAATGGATTAGTGGTAAAACAAATGGTGGTGTTCTATTATTAGATGACTGGAATCGCGCTGATATGAGGTTCATTCAAGCTGTAATGGAACTGATTGACCGTCAACAATATATTAGCTGGAAGTTGCCTAAGGATTGGCATATTATTCTTACAAGCAATCCTGATAATGGAGATTATTTAGTTAATAGTATTGACAACGCTCAGAAAACCCGATTTATTAGTGTTGATTTGAAATTCGATCTTAAATGTTGGGGTAAGTGGGCTGAGGAAAATAAGCTAGATGGTCGTTGTATTAACTTTTTGTTGATGCATCCAGAACTAGTCACTAAGGAAGTTAATAGTAGAAGTGTTAGTATGTTCTTTAATAGTATTAGTTCACTTAAATCATTTGAGGATTCATTGCCACTTATTCAAATGATTGGAGAAGGTTCAGTTGGTAGTGAGTTTAGTACTTTGTTCACAATGTTTATTAATAATAAATTGGATAAGATGATTTCACCAGAAAATATCTTATCACAAGATGAACAATATGTACTTAACACACTTAAGAGCCTAGTAGGTAAAGATAAAGATTATCGCGCCGATATCGCTGCTACACTCGGAACACGTATCGCTAACTATTTAGAATATTTTGCTAAAGAAAATACAATTGAAAAACCACTTATTGAACGTATCAGTAAAATTGTAACTGAAAAAATATTCGCTACTGATGTGTGTTATAATATGGTTAAGTCAATTTATAACAGCAATCCAGGTAAATTTAAACTGATGATGCTGAATAAGGAATTAGTTAAGTATATTACTAAATAATTGATGTTGAGGCTTAGCCAGCCTGGGCGAGCGAAAGCTCGTCCTTTTTTTATATTTATATTAATAAAGCTTGGAAGCCCAGAGATTTTTCCATATTTTTTATATACACTAATAAATAAATTAGTTACTTATGAGTACTGAAAAGAGAGAAGTAGGAGTAGTAAGGTTATTGACGTTGAGTGACTGTGATTATTGCATGTGGTTAAAGAGTGAATTAGACGAGAACGGAATAACCTACATCAATATTGACGCTGATGAACACTCTAATTTTGCTGATGATATAGAAAATAGATTTAGAACAGATACATACCCAATTGTACTCATTGATTTAGGTATTAAAGTAATCACTATCGTCCCAGAAACAGAGTTGGAGACATCAGATACTTTACTTACATTTGATACGATACCACAATTAGTTAGTATCATTAAACGATATATATGAGATATAAACAACCAGTAGAAAATAAATTAGACCAACTTGAAAATATGCTTAATGGTTTCCAAGCCCAATTTTCAAATCCTAATTTCACATCATTACTAGCTAAAGAAATGGTTAGTAGTATGAAAGATAAAGTTGAAGAAATTCGTACTTTAATTAACGCCGAACAACAAGATTAATTATGATATCACCAGAAATGATCCAAACTAATTGGACTAAGTTTTTGAATAATATTGACACCTATATCTCAGGTGAACGAGGAAAGAAACTTAAAGACTTCTACCTCAAACATGAAGAACGATTTGTAATGATGCCTGCGTCTCATAAACCACAATATCATAACTGCTTTCCAGGTGGTTATATAGATCATGTGAACCGAGTTGTAGACGCGGCTTTACAAATTGACGCTGTATGGCGTAACTTTGGAATGGTAGATACTTATACAACTGAGGAACTTGTATTCTCAGCTATCAATCATGACTTAGGAAAATTTGGTGATGAACAAAACGCCTCATACATTGAACAAACAGACCAATGGAGACGAGATAAACTAAATGAAACTTATATGTTTAATGATCGTTTAGAATATATGACCGTTCCAGATCGTGGTTTATATTTGTTAATGAGTAATGGTATTGAATATACTAAAAATGAATTTCTAGCTATTAGAAATCATGATGGTTTATATGAGGAATCAAATAAAGCTTACTTAATGGGCTTCACACCAGAGACAAAACCAAGGACTTCCATTATGTATGTTGTTCATCAAGCTGATTTATTAGCTGATAGAATTGAATTTGAAATTGAGTGGTTACCAAAGTTACTTGGTGAGAAAAAACAAGTTGAAAAACCTAAAACCAACAATTTTAGTTTAAATAAAAATACATCGGCTACTAAACAGAAAGCCCTTAAAAAAATGGCTAATCCGGCTTTAGCTGAATTAATGAAAAATATATGATACTAGGAATTCTTTCAATCGCACTTTGGATATTTACAATATTCGGATATATTATTTGGAACTTAAATCAAAAAGTAACCAAATTAGAGCAAATCGCTACTAAACAAAAAATAATTATTGATAGTATATCCGCTATTGTTGATGAATCAAATAAACAACTTAATCAAATTGATTTAACAGAAGCGTTTAAATCAGATGATCAGATTGGTTTCTTCTTCCGTAATTTACAAAATATCCAAGACTCATTAAATCATTACTTAAGAAATTAAAATGAGTGAAGAAGTATTATTAACTAAGAAGGGGACTGTTCGTAAACGTAAACCAAAACAATCAATAAATTATTTCACTCAGGAAACTGAAGATGCTATTATTGAGTATTTGAAGTTAAGAAGTCCTAAAAAACGAAATAAAGTTTTTAATGAAAAGATTAACTATGCTTTTCATAAATTAACTGAAAATATTATTCATACATTTAAGTTCTATTATACAGAAGTAGATACAATACCTGAATTACAACATGAGGTAGTAGCATTTTTATTAGAGAAATTACATTTATATGATCAAAGTAAAGGAAAAGCTTATTCTTATTTCGGTACTATTGCTAAACGCTATCTTATTTTATACAATAATGCGAATTATAAGAAGCTAAAAGATAAAGCACCTGTTGACGCTGTTGATGAAGATAAAACAATATTAACTGATTTAGTAAATACTAGTGAAACACTTCATGATTTAGAGCCTATATCATTCATGAAACAATTTACTAAATATGTTGATCACAATATGTTTATTTTATTTCCTAAACAACGTGATGCTCAAATAGCTGATGCTATAGTTGAATTATTTAGAAAAAGTGAAAATTTAGATATTTTTAATAAGAAGGCATTATACATTTATATAAAAGAAATGACTGACGCTTCCACACCTCAGATCACTAAGATCATTAAGCGTCTTAAAGTTATATATGTTCGTAAATATAATGAGTTTTATGAATATGGACGCATCACAATGGCGTTATAACTCTTTTCACCTTCCATATTTATATAAAACAGAATATGGATTTCAATCAAGTTATATTTAAAGACAAAACCTTTTCAAGCTTACTTGAAGATATATACAAGAACGCTAACCGTAAAGAAAAGGAAATTAAATCATTAATTGACCAGCTCAAACCAATGATTCAAGAGCCAGGTGATGCAATGATGCTTGTTCCATTACTTAAAGAGTATATGGAAATAGCTGTTAAGAATGATGAGGCCTTAATTAAAATGGCAGGTATTGTTCAACGCGCTATGACTAATACAACTAGTGATGGTGATGGTGGTATATTAAGTGAGCGCGATAAGGAATTATTGTTCCAAGAAATTAGTGGTGTTAAAATTGAAGAACCTAAACAATTAGAGAATAAATAATGGGAACAGGTGCTACTATATCAACAGGTGGAGGCCCAGGTAGAGGTAAAAGAAAAAGTGGTTCTTCTGTTAGTGGGACTTCATACTATAATAAGAATCAAAACACATACAGTTATGGTGTTGTTGTTCAAGTAAATGATGATAAATCTATTATTTATACTCCATTAGGAGATAGAGTAACTAAAGGTGGAGAGAAAAAAGGTAAAGCATTTCCTTTCTATGGTAACAATCAAAAAGTACCCGCCCCAGATAATATCGTTCCTTTAGTTAATGGTCCTGCTCAGTCTTTAGATAATGACCCTTCAAACCAATATAACCGAACAACATATTACTTAGACGCGGTTGATATTCAAGGTACAGTTAATGAAAATAATGTTTCTGACACTAGTGGAGGACAAACAAATAATCCATCATATAATGACTCTCAAATGGGATTTAACGGACCAGCTAATTATACATCAGGACCAGTTACAAAAGAAGTAAAAACTTTTAGGGATGTAACTGTGGCTGTAATTCTTAATCTAGAAGGAGGATATTATCATCCTAATATGTTAAAGGATGGTAGAGTTAAAGATAGTAGATATGGTTCTAGTGGAGAAACAATGTATGGTTTAGATAGAAAAGCAGGAGGAAAACCTATATCTGATTGTGAACCATGTAAAAGATTTTGGGGAATTCTAGATCAAAATAATGCTCCTAACACATGGAAGTGGAATTATATACCCCCAGAACCATTAAAAACTCAATTACTTGATTTAGCAGTACAAATAATGGAACCATTATTTACTGGTACTCTTAATAGATATGTTCCTGAAAAGGAAATTCAAGATGTTATATTTTCTGATGGTAGATTACTTTTTAATTTTATATATGCTCAATGGAATGGACCAGGATGGTTTCAAGGATGGGCTAGAGATATAAGAAAAGCTTATCAATCCGGAGTTAAAGACTCAGGTTCTTTAACTGCTTTATTTGTTAGAAGAAGAATAAATAACGCTAATCTATTGAGTAAAGGAAATAAACAAAATTCTTTGATAGCTCAAGGTGGTAATAAAATAGCTAAAATTGTAGGTGTAGTATAAAATGGCTGAACAAAAACAATATAAAAGAGTATCAAATTCTCTTGATCGTCAGATCATAGGAGAAAGTTCTAATGGTATTAATATATCTAAGGACGGTAATACTTATCTTTTTACTGGTAATAATGAAGAGTATCTACAAGCTTTAAGATCAGGTAGTATAAGTAGTGATAAAGGAGAAATAGCTACAAATGATCCTAATAATGTATCTTCATTTATAGGCATGTATAAACAAGGAGGAGCTAATATTAATTTAGGTAATCCAAATCAACAATCTTTAAACATAACTACTAAACCACAAGATAATCAAAATGTAGTAACTCCTGTTATAACATTAACACCAACTGGTTCTCTTCCTCCAAAAGAACCTACCCCAACCCCTACCCCAACCCCTACACCAACCCCAACTATGGTTGTGCCGGCTGAAATAGATATTCAAGATTTAACTTTTGAAGATCTACCTGATGAGGAAGGATTTCAATTATTCCTTCAACAAGAAATAGGTGAATTTGAAGAAGATAATCCTGACATGGAACAACCATCACCTGTAACAATTACCGGAGTAACTGGAGGTGGTGGTGGAGGAGGAGGTGGTGGTGGTGGAGGATTTCTACCACAAGTTATAGGAGGAGTAATAAATGTATCTACTAGTAAAGTAGGCGCTAGTGCTTATCCTGGCCCACCAGATTTTAAAGCCGCTGGATATGCTAATGGTAATTTACCTATGAGTGCTTTAGTTGGAGTCGCTAAAGGAAATAGAAGTCAATATGTTTATAATGGCGCGGGTGGTTGGTTTTTATTACACCCTGAAGCTGCTAAACAATATTTAGCTTTTAAACAATTTGCTGATTCTCAAAATATTAAATTTACTTTATCATCAGCTTATAGAGATGTGAACCATCAACGAAGTTTAGGATCTGGGCGAACAGTAGCTAAACCTGGTAGTTCTCCTCACGGGTGGGCAATAGCTATAGATATTTCTGAACTATATAGAGCTGTTACAGGCGGGAAAGATAAAGGAGACCCAGCCGCTAATGCTAGAGTTAGAGCAACTTATCCTCTCTATCAATGGTTCGCTGCTAACGCTCCTAAATATGGATTTTATAATCCTTATAGGTTAGCTGATGGTACTGGTGTTGATGAAGTTTGGCATTGGGAATATTGGGGATTTTTTGTTAAGTAATAACTTTTAAAATAGATGACTAATAATTTAGTAAATAATACACAGGCAGTAAGCTCACCTAACACATCACCAGGATCAAATATAGCCTATGATGCTGTTTTGGTAGGTGGTCTTGATTATAGACCTGGAGATTACTCTATATCAGAACAAGTAAATTTATTAAAAAAAGGATTAGGTACTAATAAAAATGTAAAAGGATTTAGATATAATACTCCAATAACTGATGTAATAAAATTTGTTAATCAAAATCCTAATATTCCTATATTTCTTTTTAGTGCTGGTTGTACACAATCTGAAGGATTAAGTAAAAACCCTAATGTAGACAAAAAGAAATTATACATAATAGAACCATATGCTTCTTCAGCTAAAACAACAAGTATTGTTAGATCAGCTGTAGCTAATGGAGTTCCTGCTAATAATGTTTTTGTTGGAAATTCTCAACCTAGAGGAAAAGGAGTAGTTAGTGGAGCCTCAGATTCTAATAGTTCATCTCACTTTGGAGCACTCACAAGTGTTGGAGCATTAAAAAGTGGAAATGTACCAAATAGAGTAGCCACCCCACCCGCTCAAGGAACAACAGTCCCACCAACAGGTAGTGTAGCTCCTATTAGTGTAGTTGGTGAATCAAATATTTTAGTTGGAGGAACAAGTAATAATACTAATAAAGAAGTAAGTGAAAATGTCCAACAAACTCCTCAAGAGTATACTGGAGAGCAAATACAATTATCATCAGGTCGACTTATTTTAAATGGTCGTTCAGATAATGTTTTTATTAATGCTAAAACGTATATTAATTTATCAGCAGGTGAAAAAGTGACAATTGATGTTGGTGTTGAAGATAGTGATAAAGAACAAAATATGTTCTTAGTTAATGCTCCTAGAATACAATTAGGTTTAGATATAAACGGAAAACCAGAACCAATAACTAAAGCGGATGAGTTAGAAGAAATTTTAATTGAATTAATAGATGCTATATCAATGTATAGTAATATGGTTCAATCAGCTGCTGTATTACCTGGTCCATTAATGTCAGCCGCTTTAACACCTGCTACAACAATGTTAAAAGGAAAACTAACTCAAGTTAAAGCTAATATGATTAATTTTAAATCAACTAAATCATTTACAATATAATGAGT